TCTACTTCGTCCGTACCAAGCAAAGACCTACAAAAGTCTAGACCAAGAAGAACTACGCGGCCCTCAGCTGCGCCCCACGCCTTACTTCCTTCCCGGTATCTGGGATCCTCAAAGTTGCGATACTGCGAAGCACCCCAGAGTTGCTGCTCTGTGAAAAGAAAGACATGATAGCCAAAACGTTTTATTGGGTCCGCCAGTGCCATCCTAGCGAAGCCGTGTTCGTGGATCAAATGCTCAGCCACAGTGTCTTTGCCTGACCCTAGTTGTCCAGATACGCCAATTATCCTAGTCCTGTGCATCGTCATTCCATTTCTTAGCAGTTTTTGTGTAGACCACAAGGACGTATGCCTACGTTGACAAATAAGCGTGAGTAAGTTACATTACCTATTACCAGCTGACAATGTAAATGCTGCGGTATTACAAGTTCAGCTACGAGGTAGCGCGTGACAACATCTGAGTTGTTTGAAGAACTTCGTAAGTTGATACAAGGTGACATTACTCATAACTTGGGTAAAGCCACCGGCAATCTTACTTACTTGCTAGAAAGCGTGTACCGGGGCTTTGCCCCTGCTGTGGACATTGTTGAAGTTACCACAAGTTACGTAGCTAGCAGCTCTAATAGTTTGATAATCGCGGACGCGACTGGAGGCAACGTAAACATTACATTACCAGTAGCTTCTTCCCTAATAGACATAACCTACGGTACCTCTAAGATATTCTACGTAAAAAAGGCTGATGTATCAAGCAACCTTGTACGCATACTAGCCACAGGGTCAGACACGATTGAAGGTGCTAGCATACTAACTTTGTCGTCCCCACTGCAATCAGTGCTGCTTGCTCCTGATGGTAACGATTGGTTCATTCTCGCAACTAACGGAGCAGGGGGCGGCGGCGCAGCAGTTAACACGATACCTTCTATTGGTGGTCTTGCACCTGCTACTTATCTAGACGACTCTAGATACTGGACCCTTGGATCCGACCCTCTAGCCATTCCTAGCGGCACACTCGCACTTTTATGTAACCCAACCCTGGGAGCGGAACAATATGACAACCGCTACTTTTGTGGAACTAGGAACAATACTGCAGCAGCTGGTGGTGGTGTGTGTTTTTACACTGAAAACGCGTTTAATCCTATCGCTAGAGGATTCGAGCTTATCACGGACACAGGAAACCGTAGGCAAGCAATGTGGCTAGATCGCTCCATGGTCGGCAAATGGACACTCATGGTCCTTACTTGGAATCACTCGGCGGGAGACATCACTACTAGGTTCTATATTAACGGAACTCCAGTATACGAAGGCGCTGTGTTCGGCTCATCAGTCGCTGTAGGAGGAAGCTTGTGCCTGGGTACCAGCGCGGCAGGAGTAATTGCGGGCGCGGACGGAGCTAACGAAGGCTGGTTCAACGGCATGGGCTATGCTACGCGCGCACTACCCTACGAGCAAGTAGCAGAGCTTACAGACGCTGTGTTTCAAGCGAATCAGTTTGTTAACATACCCACTGGCGGAGGATGGACAGGAGCTTGGCGCGTTGGCTCGGCTGAACCCGGCACGTCTTGGACTGCGTCATTTGGTACAGGCGCGCTGACAAGAGTGGGAAGCGCAGCTGGGTTTGCTAATAAGTATTCAATTTGGGGCTGACTACCTTCTGCAGGGGTCGGAAACCACTGTTGTAAGGTCAGCTAATACCTGGGCTTCATCAGTTCTTAACCGAAAGTAAGTGCCGCAAAGGTCCCAGTCATCGCGGTATTCCGGTGCCGTGAAGTAGTAGAATACTTCGCCGTTCGTTAGCTGTGCGCACATTTCAGACTCAGTAACGGTGACGGGACGGTAACTCTGGCCTTCCTCATCTGTGAAGAGAATTATCACTCTCGCAGACGAGTCTCTCCACCCAACGTCCAGAGTATCATTCCCAATCTCCCATATAACGTCCAACGTAGGCTCTGGAGCAACCGAGCCTCGCAATCTGTCAATGACAAAAGCTGCTATAAAATCTTCGTAAGAGGATAGGGGCAGAAGTACGTTAGAAGAAGACTCTCGTAAACTAGGAAGGTAGCCAGGTTCTGGAGCCTGTACAATCGCAAACTTAAAGTTTGGGTTTCCAGAGAACATGCCAGAGAACGTGCTAACTACGCTCACTATCGTACCAATCTCATCTGACATGCTTCCCGACGTATCAAGAACAAATACAATATCGAACGTAGTATTAACCGCAGGTGAACACGCACTAGATACTAGCGTACCGTCTACACATCCGTCGCAGTTGTTGTCGTACCCGTCGCAGGCAAATAGCCCTACCTCGTCAGCTGGTGAAATAGCACCTTCACAGGCTTGCCATTCTCCGTAAGAGCAAACTTGTACTCCTCGCCTGCAGGGTGAGAGCACAGTGCCTGTGGCCACAGTATCGTCATCGTAACAGTACCGCGCTACTGGGCCACGCTCATCGCCATCAATGTTTCCATCGCAGTCGTTGTCTAGTGCATCACAAATCTCGAAGGTGCACTCGATCCTAGAACAGTGCCCTAAGATACAACCGAACCCGCTCTCAGGCGCACCACACTCCCTATCAAATTCACAGTTTTGCCCAGAAGTATCAACGGCTCTGCATAGGCCAAATCTGCACTCCTCTGTAGCAGATTCACAGGGGTCAGACGTTCCGCACATGCAGCGGTCTATGTCACACCTATCCGTAGTCGCTGCTGGACAAGCATTGTCGCAGCTTCCGCAATGATAAAAGTCATTCGCTATGCCGCTATCCATACCAGGTATGCATACAGGCCGAGGAACATAGCCGTCTAATGTAGGCGGGGGCAGCACATACGCATCAGGCAGTCCAGGTACACGCGGAGGAACAGTGCAACCGAATGACAGCAAGGAAAGCAAGAACAGTATGTGATGTCGCATATTCATGGCCTCATATATTACTCTGGTTTAAAGACCGTACCTGATAGCGTCTTTTAGTGTAATTTGGTAGACAGCATCCTCCCTGAAGGACTGTCCCAGAGTATTAAGCTCTCGGATTTCTCGGTCAAAATAGGCCGCGCGCTCTACACAAGCTTTAAAAAACAAGGCACGTTCGTTCAGTGCAACATTGTCGGAAAGCGCAATCATCAAAGTAACAGCGTCTGACTTATCAGGTATCTCGTTGTTCATTCGGTCTACTAGCCGCTTGTACGCGGTCTCTAAATCTTGTATACGCTGTTTTATCAACTTACGCAAGACTTGTCCTTGCGCAGTGATGTAGTCTCCTCCTCTAGCGTCAATCAGTTCAACTTTCATCTTTGTATTACTCCTCAAGAAGAGAACTAACTCCGTTCTCCTTAACAACAGTCACTTGCTGAGAGAACAACTCTTTGAAGTCAGGTTTGTGGGTAACTACGAACACAGTATTATACCTGGCTTTTTGGTCGTTCAATAGGCGTACTATGGCCTCTGTGCCGGAGCGGTCAATAGACTCGAATGGCTCGTCCAAGAATCTCCACGGAAGCTGCTTAGCCGTGCGGAACTGAGCCAGGTCTCCCAGTGCCATGGCAATCACTAAATCCGCTCTGGCACGCTCTCCTGCGCTTGCTCCACGGTAGGAAGTAGCTCCGTGTGCTTGTTGGCAGGTGATAGTGAATTTGTCTTTCTCCTGTCCACTCTTCAAAGCAGTCTTTGTAGAGAAAGAAACAGACATTTCACCGTGCGTGAGCAAGTCAGCGTAGTACTTTGCTCTGTCGTTGAGAATTGGCGTAACGTAGTCTAGCATGAAGCTACGCAATCCTGCAGGGCTGAACCCTTCAACCCAGAAAGAGCAAAGCTTCACTTCCGCTTCCAAAGTTGCGATCACACCTTCTTGTTTAGCAATGTTTTCTTTCGTAGTCTGTATCGCTGCTTCTTTCTCAGCGATTAGAGAATCGAAATCCCGTGAATCTGTGCGTATGCTATCCAGGCTGGCTTTCTCTCTTACCAAGTCAGCTATTGCGCGCTCACGTAACATCTTTACACTTTTTAGAGCATCGATCTTTGCTTTGACTGCTTCTTCTGCCTCGCGCAGCTGCTTTACCGCTCGGCGCTTTTCCTCAACTACTGTCATCTCTTCGCGCTCTAAGTCACGTTTTTGTGCTTTTAACGAAGAAATAAGGTTAGTTGCGGATATCAGGTTTTTCTTATGAGAATCCAAATCAGCCTGCAGTTTACCTATTACCGCCTGCGTATGAGCTACTGGAACTTGTTGGTGGCAGGAGTCACAAGTAGCACCTAGGTTGTTCGCCTGCTCTATAGCAGCGTTTGTCATGCCAATTTGTTTGCGAGCAAAAGCTTCGTCCCAAGACGCTTGCTGAATTAGCGCATCTTTTGCGGCAAGTGCAGTCTTCAGCGGTTCTAGACTCTCAAGCAGGATATCTTGTTCTATGCGATTTGCTTTAGTGCGGTAATCAAAATGCGCGTTTGTCAGCTCTTGCTCTTGTGCCAGCTGAATATCCGCTTCAGAGATTTCTGCTTGTAAAGAAGAAATTCTGGCTGTGTGCGCCGCTCTACGCTGGCGCAGTGACTCTTCAAGCTGAAGCTTGACGGTACGCAGATTTCCTACGTCAGCACTGTCTCCAGTCAACTTAGCATTCAAGGCTAGTAGCTGAGTTGTGTGCTTTAGGATATCCCCTTCCAAAGTCTTTAGTTTACCTCGCGCAGTTTCGTACGCCTGAGCAAGTTGGTCGGTCTGAAGTAGCGATTCAAGCAATTCCTTGATCGCTTTGTCTGTCAAGCTAGCAACCTTTATGCCAGCTCCGGGCATCATAGCCCGGAAGGTATCAAAGTCGAAACCAACAAGCTGATTAACCACCTCTTGCATAGTCTTAACCTTGCCAGAGGTGCTCAGCAGCATTCCGTCTTTGCTTACAACTAAATCATTTGGTTTCTTGGCCCTAGTATCCAGCCTGTGCCTTGATACTACGTAAGTACTACCGTGCTCCTCTATGGTCAAGGAAACACAGCAGTCTTTGCCTGTGGCGGTATTAACCACTTCATCGGAAGACAAGCCTCTGACAGTTTCGCCCCACAAGCACCAACAAAGAGACTCAAACAGTAGGCTTTTACCTGAGCCGTTTGAGTCTGCGTTTGGTGCGTCCTTGTTGACTCCTGTGACTAAGATCAGCCCTGGTTTATTGAGCGGCAAAGATATCTTGCCGATAGACCCAAAGTTCTCAATCTTCAGGTTTGTCAGTTGCATTTGCTTGCTCCAAAATAACACATTGCATACGTACTACGTAAGTACCATCTGTGTAGTTTGCGACTTTGTTTCGTACTTGCTCAACAATCGTCTTACTGAGCAGATCCGCTAAGTCTGCTTTTCCATTTGCCACGGAAATCTCAACAGTGGCAGTAAGTGTAACTACGTGCCCAACATTGCGGTCAACAACAACTTTTATTGAGTTTTTCACGTCAACATCAGTATCACAGGTAGGCCGCACCGCAGCACATACCTAGCTGAATTACTAGTAAAGCTAATACAAGCAGTAGTAATACGTCTAGCTCATTCTGCATTTGCAACGACTAAAAGAGTCTTGCCATATGTTACAAGGTCAGATTTCTCAATTCCAGGAAGATGGGATTTAACCCAAGCTTCGTTTGCCTTAACCCAAGCAGGAACCATTGCAACTGGAGACAGATTCTCCTCGGAAAGTTCAAGTGTAGCAGCCTGCACCTCAGGAGGCATGTATATTACTTCACAGTTTTCAGCCCCGGACGATTGGCGCAGAGAGTCTATTTCCGCAGGAGTGTGCTTCTTGCTAGTTAAGATCCTCACGAAATCCATTGGCCTTGGCTTAGTCTGTGACCCTTCCTTTGACAGGATGAACTTAGGAGCACTTTTAGTTTCGACAAAATCGAAATCAACATGGTCTAGATAGACCTTCACATGAAGAAATCCGCGCTTGGTGTTGGCGTCTCCCCAGTTATGCTGGTGAGTAGCGCCAACGTACCAACCATTCTTAAATAGCTGCTGATGTTCGTGATAGTGCCCAAAAAAGCAACCAGCAAACTTCTGCCAAGGGATGTCACTGACACTGACGTCGTTGTCACTGACGAGTACGTAATCTGAGCCAACCTTTGCGCCTTGAATGCCTAAATGCGCGAATAGGATATGGGGCTCATTTGGAAGGGTAGAATTTGCTGCAGTGGCGATGCACTCTGCAGCTTGCTGTCTGTCGTCGGTGTACGGTACAAAAGAGTAGGTTACTGTGTCCTTGCGTAATCCGTACATACGCAAGGTACGAGGAGCCAAGCCAGGAGTGTCTGATGGAGTATTCCAGTCTATTACTCTGCACCCGTCAATTCGTTTAAACACTTCTAGACTGTGAATTTTGCCGTCTCTGTCTGCGTAGTCGTGGTTCCCTGGCATCATCCAAACTCGCGCTACAGAGGCCAAAGAAGAAATGGCCCTGTGCATTAAGTTTAGTGCGACAGTTGGGACTGCTTCTCGTGTGTGAAACAGGTCGCCACAGAAGAATACTTTCTTGATGTTATTGGATGCTACGTACTTCTGTATCTCTGCTACTACATCATACGAAGCTTTTAGACGTGAGTTAACAAAATAGTTTTCGTAGGCTTCTTCCTTAGCCCCAAAGGGAAAAGTATGCGCATGATGGTCAGAGAACACAACGAATTCATCAATCATTACATCCACCATAGGTTAACTCGCTTATTAAGGCTAGCGTAGCGTATTTCTAGCGGTCGTCCACCATCCTAGACCACTCATGAACGCAACGCATTGCTGCTGAAGCCCCTGCGATCCAGTTTTCCACCTCAGTTTTTACGGCGGAGACAAAGTCTGTGCAACTAGGTTTGTTATTGGGGGCATTTAAATCGACTACGACGTTTCCGTCTTTAGAAGCATACCAGTTATCTTCTTGATAGAAGACTGCGATGGGCTTGCTATGGTATAGTCCACTTAGGTTGACGCGAGCTACAAAAAGTTTTTCTTCTTTATACATAGACCGCTTTTGTGTACTCTTAGACTTCTTCATTCAGGCACCTCCTCCAGCGTGTCCTTCGCAAGGTCGTTGGATCATCGCTTTCGTCCCTTCCTCACATCGGCACAGACGCGCCGTGCGATAGAACGACGGTCGTCCTTGCGGCTCCATCCGACGCTATCGAGCGCCCATTCCGCACCGCGTTCCTCGGCGCACTTGAGGCACACGCCGCACGGGCCACTCTCGGGTTCATCCGCTTTTGTCTCGCGGCATCCGACGCCTCGGAGCATCTCGACCTCGGCCCGCGCCTCGTCGCGCTCGCGCACCGCGACGCCCACGGGGCAGTCGTCATAGTGAGCACGTCCGGTCTTGTGCTCTGAGTCCGCGCACCCATCGCACGCGAGCCGAAGCTCGTCGCGCTCGCGCACCGCCTCGTCGCGCTCGCGCTCTAGTTCAGCGATCTTCGACTCGTACTCCTCGCACGTCTCACACACCTCGCAGAGCCGCACAGTGCTGCGGATCTTGCGCGCCCCGCACTGCGGGCAATCGTGGTAAGTGATCATGGCTTCAGGCTCTTGTTGCTCGGTCGCACGTTGTCCGAGAACGACCAGATCAAAGCGATCAGCCAGCCGAGGATCGACCAACCGAAGAACAGGTTCGTGAGCAAGATCGGCCCGGTATTCCTGTGGTACCGCGCGCTCGCCGTGATGAACGGCAGAAAGTACACGAACAGGACGAACATAAAGAACAGCGCTACCAGCACTTGGTCGCCTTGCATTTTAGCCTCTTTTTACTCAGGGCAACTTAACTCGGTAGTGAGTCCGGATCGCCTGGTCTAGTGTTGTAGCAACATCTGGATGTGCAGCAATGTAGGCGGCTGCTTTTTCTGCTCCTTGACCGATACGCTCACCAAGGTAGGAGTACCACGCCCCAGACTTTTCTATCAACCCAAGAGTGGTGCCAAGCTCAATCAAGTCACCATAGTAGTTGATTCCTTTTCCGAATAGGATATCAAACTCAACTTCTCTGAATGGAGGAGCAACCTTGTTCTTCACAATCTTTACACGCGTGCGATTACCTACTGATTGCTCTCCACTCTTGATCGTTCCAACTCTTCTAATCTCTAGGCGAAGGCTGGAGTAGAACTTGAGAGCGTTACCACCTGTGGTTGTTTCTGGATTACCAAACATAACACCGATTTTCATTCGCGTTTGGTTGATGAATACAAGAATCGTATTACTCCGTGCAGTGATAGCTGTAAGCTTACGCAACGCTTGGCTCATTAGCCTTGCTTGCAGACCCATATGCGAGTCTCCCATTTCGCCCTCAATCTCGGCCTTGGGAACTAGTGCCGCGACTGAGTCAACGATCACTATGTCGTAGCCACCTGAAGACACGAAAGTTTCCGCAATGTCAAGAGCTTGTTCTCCGTTATCAGGCTGCGCTAGAGTTACGCTATCCATGTTCACGCCAAGCGCCCTAGCGTATGAAGGGTCTAGCGCGTGTTCTGCGTCTATGAATGCAGCAGCGCCTCCGGCTTTCTGTACCTGTGCGATAGCGTGAAGAGTCAAGGTAGTCTTTCCGCTAGATTCGGGTCCGTAAATCTCGATGATGCGCCCACGAGGATATCCGCCTACTCCCAAAGCAACATCTAAGCCTAAGGAGCCAGTAGAGATCGCCTCCACATCAGGTAGTGGATTGGCGGCAAACTCGAACGCTGCTCCTTCTCCGTGGTTCTTAACTACAGCAGCGATCGCCGCTTTGCGTGCATCTTCTTTTGACGTGAAGTTTTCCCTGTTTAGCTTCTTTTCTTCTTTCTTTTCCCGTGTCATACAGTTATCCTTTCATTAATTCAAAACTTTTCGGTTTCTGAGTAAAAAGGAAGCTTTCCCATCTTCCATTTTGCTTTCCTCAAGGTGAAGAAGCAACCTTCAGCGCAAAAACCTAAAGCTTCGGCTTTTTGGTCAACGCGAAAAACAGCTTCTACGAGAACAGGGCAATCTGGCGCAGTAAGAAACACAAAAAGGTATTCTTGTTCCTGGCTGCTGTCCATGGCGTTTATTCCCTACTCGTGTCAAGAAACACGCTTCACAGGTTTAGCGAACAGTTCTGGACTTCTCTTCTTCAATCTGTTCAAAATCTGTCTATCGTTCGCAAGCCTGTTCTTTTCGTTTTTGACTCTTATTTCTTCTCTTTCTTTTTCCGTAAGATTTCGGTACCCCTCAATGTCGTAAGTACACCTGATAGACCTGCTGTTTACGCTTATGTGTATTTCTGCTTGTGGTGTAATCAGGTCCATGAGTGCCGTGCGTAATTCGTTTGTGAAAGCCTCCACTAGGACTGCTGCTTCAGTGAGCTTAACTTCCCCAGTTGCATCCCGGTGTAAGTACGCACAGTTAGGCACGCCGGACTCTTTGTCTTCGTAATTACCTGTGCTAATAATCGCCTTCCGCTTGGTCATGATGCCCTCCAAATACATAAGAATAAAGGGCACACAACGTAGTCATGTGCCCTTTATTGAGTTTACAGGGTTATTGAGACTCTAAGTCATCCCAGAGAAGCACGCATCTCTGATGCTAGGTCGTCCCCATCTTCATTAGCCCACTCTGCTGGCGCTGCGTTCTTCACGTTGTTCGTGGAAGAAGGAAGCAGCGCCTTGAAAGAACCGCCCGCACCCTCAGACAGTAGCTTGCTCATGTCATCGAACGACTGGAATCGGCCAATCTTTCCAAGGTCGGGAAGTTCAAAATCCGGGGGAACTGGAGCCTTGGTCTTCTTGAGGTCTGGCTGCACCGTGTAGCGGGTCTTCATCTTGTCCTTGTTACCGATCTTGGTAAGGATGATGTTGTGGCCTTCCTCACGATCCGTGATGTCCAGCTCGTTCGCAAGCACGATAGAAGCGATCTGCTCGTAGATAGTGGAAGTGGAAGCGTAGACCTGAACCTTTGCATCGCCCACGGCAAACGGAGGCTCCGCGTCTGGACGCTCCTTCTTCCAATCCGCAATGTCCTTTGCAGTGTACACAGCGTCCGCCAAGTCCACCACGGACATTAGGTACGCCACCTTTGCTCGCAAATCCTTCGCCAGTTCCTGCGCCTGCACATTAGACTTCTGCGTACGCAACTGCTCTACGAAGTCACAAATCGGGCAATCAGGGTCTTCACTTCCAGGAGTCTTCTTGGGGCAAAGAACAGGACCTGCCTCTTCTGCTACGTTCCAATGCTGCCACACCTCTCGCCAAAAAACGCCAGCGAAAGTACCCTCATCCGTCCAGGGAGGCAGGATTCGGATGCGATTTACACCTTCTTGTGGCTTCCAGAACTTCATACTGGGACCGCCACCACGGGTCATTCGCGCCTGAACCTCTGCCTGAGCCTTCTTCAACTTTGAGATATCTAGTGCCATGTTTTCTCCGTTTAGTTAGTTACTACCGTTTGGTAGAATTGAATCACTAACCTACCACAGTGTAGGTTAGTGTCAACCTCTATCTCGAAGCTCCCGACCTATCACAACTGCATCGGCCCGGAACTCCGTACGCTGATTAGCCCCCAAAGAAACAAGCATTTCTTTTCTGGCAGCCATTGAATCCCTAGCCGCCTTCAATAGTCCGTGCTGCTTTTCTGCGTCCATGAGTTCAGACTGAACAGCGACGTATCTGTCATCTGTGATGACCATGTTTTCTATCATTTTTTCTGTAGTCTTAACCCCACTGTTCATCATCTCGCCCCGCTTCTCAGCGTCAAGAACAGCGTACATGCGCTTCAAGTCTATGTCTAGACGCCTAACTTTGTCAGCAGCTAGTTCAAAGCAGGTGGCGTAGTAGGCAAACCGCTCGGCGTGAGATGCAAATTCAGAAGAAAGGTCTGACCTATTGATGTACAGGTGCTCGTCTAAATGTGAGTCGTAATCCACAACGCCCACAGTATGCACAGGTACTAGGTCACTAAGCTTGGTGTTATCCGACATTTTTAGCTCCGAGGAAAAGGCACTCTAGCAAGCAGTGCCTTGGTGTCAACCATTGTTAAGGTGCCCTACGGGTTTTCTACGTG